AGTTGGTTGGAAGCATTCTGAAGAAACCAAAAGAAAGATTTCCGAAGGCAATAAAGGAAAAAAACGAACCCCTGAGCAGTTACAGAATTATAAAGGAACTGTGACCGCAGAGCACAAAGAAAAAGTCAGACTAGCCAATCTTGGAAGACCGTACGATCCAGTTCGAGCCAAAAAAATTTCTGACACATTAAAAAAATATTTTGCCGCAAAAAAGCAGCAAAATTAATGGAGCAGGATAATGGCTAATCAAGAAAATCAATCCAAATCGTGGCGCAAGTATTTCAAGGTAGCAGACACATCGGGCATGCAGAGCCCTATATCGGGTCGCAATCAGTTTGGACTGCCGGGCTACGCACGCAACGATGGCTACGATGCCACCAACGAGTTCACGTTCCGCAACTATGCCAGCCGCTTGCCCGAAGTATACTCGGGCCATCCCAATCGCATAGAACGCTACAACCAATACGAAAACATGGACATGGATTCCGAGATCAATGCCTGCCTGGACATCATCGCGGAATTCTCCACCCAGTTCAATCAAGACAACAACACTCCGTTTGAAGTGCGCTACAACGACGATCCCACTGATCACGAAGTGGACATCATACGCAAACAGCTCCAGCAGTGGACCAAGCTGAACCAGCTGGACAATCGCATTTTCAAACTGTTTCGCAACACCATCAAGTACGGTGACCAGGTGTTCGTGCGCGACCCTGAGACCTTTGAGATGTACTGGGTGGACATGAGCAAGGTCACTCGCGTGATCGTGAACGAGTCAGAAGGCAAACGTCCTGAGCAGTATGTGATCCGCGACATCAATCCCAACTTCCAGAGCCTCAGCATAGCCCAGAAGACCACCACTGACTACATGACCAATCCGGTCACAGGCACCATATCAGGATCAGCCAACTACACCATGCCCAACGGAGGTGTGGGTGGCGGTGTGGGCAACAGCAGATTCATGACTGCCATGAACGAAACCTGTCTTGATGCCAAACACGTGGTGCACATCAGCCTCAATGAGGGCTTGGATGTGTTCTGGCCGTTTGGGCGTTCGGTGCTGGAACAGATCTACAAGGTGTTCAAGCAAAAAGAGCTCTTGGAAGATTCCATCCTGATTTATCGTGTGAGCCGTGCTCCCGAGCGCAGGATCTTCAAGATTGACGTGGGCAACATGCCCAGCCACCTGGCCATGCAGTTCGTGGAGCGCGTGAAAAACGAAATGCATCAACGCAGGATCCCCACTGTCACAGGCGGTGGCGCCAACATGATGGATGCTTCCTACAATCCACTCAGCATCAATGAAGATTACTTTTTCCCTCAGACCGCAGACGGTCGTGGATCGTCTGTGGATACCTTGCCAGGCGGCAGCAACCTGGGCGAGATTGACGATCTAAAGTATTTCAACAACAAGATGGCGCGCGGGCTGCGTGTGCCCTCCAGCTATCTGCCCACAGGACCCGATGATTCAGATCGTGCCATGACCGACGGCAAAGTGGGCACTGCCCTGATCCAAGAATACAGGTTCAATCAGTACTGCGAGCGTCTGCAGAATCACATAGCACAGAAACTGGATGACGAGTTCAAGATGTTCCTGAAATGGCGCGGATTCAATATAGATTCTGGCCTGTTTACCATTGCGTTCAACCCGCCACAGAACTTTGCGTCCTATCGCCAGAGCGAACTGGACAACACACGCATTGCCAGTTTCAGTTCACTGGAACCCTTGCCCTATCTTTCCAAGCGATTCCTGCTGGAGCGCTTCCTGGGCCTGAGCGAAGACGAGATACGCAGGAACGAAGAGCTCTGGAAAGAAGAACGTGCAGAACCGGAAATGTCTACCACAGCCGGCCAGGATCTGCGCAGCATCGGTATCACACCGGCCGGACTGGAGTCTGACATCACCACGGGCCAAGAACTGGCTGGTGCAGAGATTCCAGGAGCCGAAGCAGGAGCAGTACCTCCCGCTGCTGGAGCTGCTCCAGGTGGCGTGTTGCCGGCCTCGGCCACACCCGCTGGCGCATAAATACTGACATGATACTCACGGAATTCTGGGAAAAAGAGCCCCAAGCCTATCAAGATCTTGCCCAAGACAACAGCACCATCACCACCAAGGATCTCCGCAAGAGCCGCCTTACCCTGCGTCAGCTCAACAAACTGCGCCAGATGAACGATGTCAGAGCAGTAGAATATCGCGAAAAACTGAAGGACATCAAGATCCAATACTCTCCACCAGCCCAGCCCATGGCCTGATATCTCTGTAAAAAATCTGTCATTTCTTGCTTTTTTGATCGGATAAACCGCTGAGTTTTGGCGTTTCCTGTAAATAAAACTACATTTTACCTACAGGAGTCACCTCATGAACCGATTTGAGCAATTGATCGAATATGTGATCAATGATGAAGAGCAAAAAGCCCGCGAGCTTTTCCACGATATCGTGGTAGAAAAGAGCCGTCAGATCTACGAAGATCTCATGGCCGAAGAAGAGTCCACGCACGACGAGGACGAAAAAGCCGAAAAAGCCGGCCGCAAAGTCACCAAAGACATCGAGTACGATGACCGGCGTGACCGCAAAGAAAAAATGGACGAAGCTGAACACGACATCGATGAAGCCATGGGCGGCGACGCTGCTGATGACCTCATCGACGATGTTGAGATGGAAGAAGAGTCCGACATCAACATGGAAGCCGAAGACGAGGAAGAAGTCGAAGTGGACATGGACATGGATGACGAAGACGACGATGACGACCATCATGCAGATGTGGGCGGCGAAGAAGAACTGGAAGATCGCGTGATGGATCTCGAAGACAAGCTGGACGAGCTCATGGCGGAATTTGAATCGCTCATGGGCGACGAAGGCAACGGCGACATGATGCCCGGTGATGAAGGCGGTGATGCCATTGAAATGGATGACACCGAAGAAATGATGCCTGAAATGGGCATGACTCCTCCCATGCCCATGGAAGAAGCTGTGAGCCTCAAAGCAGCTCCCAAACCCGTGACATCTGAAGAAGGTTCCGTGAACAAAAAGAGCACAGTGGCCTTCAACAGCGGCAAAGCCGGCATGCAAGGCACGCCAGTGGACTCGGACAAAGGCGGCGAAGAAACTGGTCGTCCAGCGCCCACTGCCAAGGACATCATGACTGATTTCCAAAACAAGGCCGGTGCAGGCATGAAGGACCAGAAACCTGCTACCAAACCTCAGTTGGGCCAAGCAGCTGGTGTCAACACCCGCACACCTTTTCCCAAAGGCTGAGTAGATGAAGTCTAGGTATCTCCGAGAAGATCTTACTTTCGCCCAGGCCCAGATAGAAGTCATCCAAGAGGATGATGCTTCGGGCCGCGGCGGTAAGAATCTCTATCTCAAAGGCATCTGCATCGAAGGTGACAAACGCAATGCCAATGAGCGCATCTATCCTCGCCATGAAATCTTGAAAGCAGTTGAAACCATCAACGAACAGATACGCGAAGGCAATTCTGTGCTGGGCGAAGTGGATCATCCTGATGATCTCAAGATCAATCTTGATCGTGTGTGCCATACCGTGGAAGGTATGTGGATGGACGGGCATGCCGGCTGCGGCAAGCTCAAGATCCTGCCCACACCCATGGGCGAGCTGATCAAGACCTTGCTGACATCAGGAGTCAAACTCGGAGTATCCAGCCGCGGCAGCGGCAACGTAGACGACAGAACAGGACATGTTAGTGACTTTGAAATAGTCACTATTGATGTGGTTGCCCAACCCAGCGCACCCAATGCTTATCCGCAAGCGATCTATGAAGGTCTCCTGAACATGAAACATGGTCACAGGATACTGGAGATCGCACGAGAAGCTGGCGACGGCAGCAAAGTACAGAGATACTTGGCCGGGGAAGTAAAACGCCTCATCCGAGATCTCAAAATCTAAGGAGAACCAAGCATGTTTGATGCTATTAAACCATTGCTTGATAGCGAACTGATCAATGAGGAAACTCGTCAAGAGATTTCAGAAGCCTGGGAAGCCCGGCTGACGGAAGCTCGCGAACAGGTTCGTGCTGAACTTCGTGAGGAGTTTGCACAACGCTACGAGCATGACAAAACAGTGATGGTTGAAGCCCTAGATAGGATGGTGACTGAAGGTCTACAGGCAGAGATCCAGGCCCTTGCTGAAGAAAAATCAGCCTTGGCAGAAGATCGCGTCCGTTTCCAAAGCAAGATGAAAGAATCGGCCACGAAGTTCAACGACTTCATGGTTTCCAAACTTGCTGAAGAAATTGGCGAACTGCGTCGTGACCGCCGCATGCATACCGAAGGCATTTCCAAACTGGAAAACTTCGTGGTGCATGCTCTGGCTCGTGAGATCCAAGAATTTGCCCAAGACAAGCGTGATGTGGTCGAGACCAAGGTCCGGCTGGTGCGCGAAGCCCGCAGCAAGTTGGAGAGTCTCAAAGCACGATTCGTCAAAGAATCTGCACAGAAAATGAGCCAGGCCGTGAGCAGTCATCTCAAATCAGAGCTCACACAGTTGCACGAAGACATCAAGGCAGCCAGAGAAAACAACTTTGGTCGTCGGATCTTTGAAGCATTCGCCGCAGAATTTGGCACCACGCATCTCAATGAGAAAGCGGAAGTGCGCAATCTGCAGCAGAGGCTGGCAGATCGTGATCGTCAACTGGCCGAAGCCATCAAACTCAGCGAACGGGCACGAGTCGTCGTTGAGTCCAAAGAACGCGAAATACGCAGGATACAGGAGAACAATGAGCGCAATCAGCTCATGGCAGATCTCTTGGCTCCCTTGAACCGGGAAAAAGCCGATGTGATGCGTAATTTGCTGGAAAGCGTGCAGACCAACCGTCTCAAGAACGCTTTTGAAAAGTATCTACCAGCTGTGTTGGAAGACCGTACCGCGAAAGCCCGCCAGGTGA